TCAATGCTTCGAAGTCCGCGGCCGCCCGCGCGCGCGTGAACGCCGTCATCGTCCGCCTCAACCGATACGCCAGGTCCTGGACGAAGCGCCGGATCAGGGAAGCCTACGCCGAGGGGCGCGATGTTGCCGAAGCCCGGCTTTCCATCATGGGGGAGTTCCCGCTCACCCGGCGCGTCAATGCGAACCGGCACAAGAAAACCGAACGGCGCCTTGCGGACCGCGTATTCGCGGACCTTTTCAAGGCGAACCGGTCTATCGAGGTCATCGCCCGCCGGTACTGCAACGCCATGCTTCAGAGCGCCGAGGGCGTCCGGGAGCTTCAGGCGTTCGATGAGGGGCTTGCCGAACGCTTCATCTCCCGCGTCTCGGCGGCGGCCGTCAAGACCGGGCTCGCCCGGGGAGACCTCCAGAAACGGCTCTTGAAGTACCTCCAAAACAAACTCTCTGGCCAGGACTTCATCACGATCAACGGCCGGAACTTCAATCTCCGCGATTATTCGGAGCTTGTCGCGCGGACGAACCTCCGGAACGCGCAGACCGAGGCCATCAAAACGGCGGCCTGGGAATACAACCATGACCTCGTGGAAATCCCGTACAAGGACGGCTCTTGCGACGAATGCCAGGAATTCGAGGGCAAGGTTTACAGCCTGAGCGGGTATGATCCCGAGTTTCCGATGCTTGAGGAACAGCCCCCTCTGCACCCGAGATGTAGGCATTATTTGCGGGTCACTTCGCGGAACATTCTTCGGCAGGGGAGGGCGGCATGATCGGAGCGTATCTTATCCACCCGATTTTCGTCCTCCGTCACGGCGCTGTCGATGCGTACAACCAGGGCACGGCCCCCACTCGGGAAGCCACCCTCGGGTTCGTCGAATACGGCTCCCGTCTCGTCCGGAACCTGGAAGGCCATGAAGTCGTCTCGGCGGCGCGGGTGCTCATGGAAATGGACGCCGCGCTCAATCATCAGGACCGGATCGAACACCTCGGCGTCGCGCATCCCATCATTCGAATCGACAGGCTGACGGACTTCGGAGACGTGGGGATGTACGTCTACCTCGGATAACACCATGAGCGAAAACGGTTTCTACATCGACACAAAAGATTTCGATGAGCAATTCGAGAAGCTCGTCCGGGAGACGATACCGGAGCTTGCCGCCGAGGGACTTTTCGACGCGGGTCATGAGCTTTTGAACGCGGCCGACGATGAGGCCCCGCAGACGCCCTACCTCACCGGAGACCTCCGGGGAGCGCGGGAGGTCGAAAGGCCCGTCATCACGGGTTCGGAAATCAGCGTCAGGGCCGGCCATAACATCGAATACGCGGCCCGGCTCCACGAGGACGGGAGCCCGGACTGGAACTGGAACACGTCCCAGGTCCCGAACCCCGGCCCGAAATTCATCGAGTCGAAAATGGCGCAAAACCCGGACAGGTTCATGAAAGTCGCCGCGGACTACATCGCCGATCACGGGGGGAAGTGATGCTGAAAGCAATCGCGCAGTTCGTCGCGTCCCGGACCGGGTTCACGCTCGGCGCAAAGCTCCAATTCGGAACGTGGGGCCCCGCCGCCCCGGACAGGGCCGTCCTTATCGCGTTCAACGCCGGCGGCCGCGTCTATTTCAGCTTGACGGACCGGAACGATCAGCAGGTGCAGGTCCTTTGCCGCGCGCCCCGGGAATACTACCTCCAGGCTTACGACGACGCCATGACGGCTTACAACGCGCTTCATGGGCAAGCCGGATGGACGCTTCCCGTCACGGTTTCGGGCGTCGGGTGGATTGCACAGACGATCGAGGCCGTCGCCCCGCCTCAGTACATCGGGACGGACTCCCAGGGGCGGCATCAATGGAGCGTCAATTTCACGTTCCGGCTGAAGAAGGTCTGACGATGAGAAAACGAGAAGGATCGGAGAATAAATCTCCTTCCGATAAATCTACTCAACTTTTTTGGAGGTCAACATGAGTTTCTTCGCAGGTGACATTGGCCCGTGCGTCCTGGTGTGGGACCCCTCGGGAACCCCGGTTACGATGTCGATTCACGCCACCGAGGGCGCGAAATTCGAGTCGGAGCTTTTCGTCTCCGCCGTCAATACGGCCCAGAAGGGGAAGGTCCCCGCGTCCGAAGTCACGGCCGGGCGGAACGGCAAGCTCACCGTCCAGCTCACGCAGAGCGCGCTCGCGGAGCTTGAGGACGTCATCAAGGGCGCTTCGCTCTCCGGGAGCAAGCTGACGGTCCTGAACGACGTCGGGAACGATCTCTACGCCCTGGCGAAAGAGATCATCGTCAAGCCCATCCGGAACGGCGTCGTCAGCACCACGGCCTCGGAATGGCTTCACATTCTCAAGACCTACCCGAAGGCGAAACCCAACTGGACCTACAACGCCGACGGACAGCGGGTCACGGAAGTTGTTTTCGACGGCTACCCGTCCGACGACAGCGGTTATGTCGGCGTCGTCTGGATGGTCGGGAAGTCCGCCTGAGAGAGCGGTCGAGGAGCATGACAATGGGAAAACTATCGTTACCCCTCTATGAGCCCCCGGAGATCGAAATCGCGGGCGCGGTCTATAAGCTCCGCCCGGCGAACCGGGAGCTTTTCCGCAAGGTGAGCGAGACGGAAAAGCGGTACGCCGAACTCGAAAAGACGGAGGGCGTCGCGGCCGGCGTTGAGCTGGCCTATGAGCTGGTGAGGCTCTACGTCGACGCCCCGGGCGAGGTCATCGACGCCCTGCCCGTCGAACAGGTCCAGGCCGTCGCCAAGTTCGTCACGGAAACCATCACAGGGAAGGTGAGGCCAGCCGCTCCGGAGGACCAGGAAAAAAACGCGCCGAAGCCTGGGGACGGGACTGCTGTCTGATTGCCTCGGAGTTCCCCGGGCTTTTCTCGTTCGCGGACCTCTCGGAGATGGACCTCCAGACCATTGCCTTTTTCGCGCAGGAGGCCGGGAGGTTCCGGGCAGAACGGAAGATTGAATACCTGGATGATACGCGATGCGCATCCCTGTCCGAGGCAAAGGATTTTATTCGCTACAGGGACGCCATCCACATGAGTATTGCGCCCCGGAGCGTAAGCGCGGGGATCGTCAAGGACAACTGGGAGTCAATGAAACAACGCGGGAGAGGATAATATGCCGTTCGATGCCGGAGCCGTAGTCGCCAGACTGGAACTCAATACAAAGCAATGGGAGCAGTCTATCGCTCGGGTCAAGGTAGACCAGAAGTCGCTCTCTGGCTACGTCCTCCGGAACGAACAGCAGATCAAGAGCTTCGGGAAGTCTCTGAGTCTGGCCGGAGGGGCGGTGACGGCGGCGATGGGCGTCCTCATCAAAAAGACCGCCGATGTCGGCGATGAGATCAACGACCTGTCCCAGCGGACGGGGATCGCAACGGACATCTTGAGCGGGCATAAGCTCGCTCTTGATAAAAGCGGATCGTCCCTCTCTGACTTCGCAATCGGGATGCGCGGGCTTGCGAACCAGATGCAGGAGGCGAACTCCGGCAACAAGCTCTCCGCCGAACTGTTTGACAACCTCGGGGTGTCCATCGTCGGGGTGGACGGGAAGCTCCGGCCGTTAAATGACGTCATGCTGGACGTCGCGGAGCGCCTGTCCGATATGCCCGACGGGGCCGAGAAAACCGCGCTGGCGATGGATGTATTCGGACGCTCCGGGATGAACCTCATCCCGTTCCTCAACGAAGGGAAAAAGGGACTTCAAGAAAACTACGATATCACCGCCAAGCTCGGCGGGCTCTGGTCGAAAGAGGCGGCAAGCGCAGCCGACGATTTCAACGATTCCGTAAGCGAATTGAAAACGGCGACGGGCGGGCTTGGAAAGGAAGTGGCGATGACGCTCCTTCCCTCCGTCAAGGACTTGATTGAAAAGGCCACGAGCGTCGCCGCGAAGGTGGGCGAGTGGGCCAGGGAACACCAGGGGCTTGCCAAGTGGATCGGGGAAACGGCGCTCAAGGTTGGGGCGCTGGCGGTCGCTCTCGGGCCGATTCTGATTGCGCTCCCCGGGCTCATCAAGGGCGTCCAGACGTTGAAGATTCTGGCCGCGAATCCCATCGTCATTTCCGTCGGCGGCTTCGGGTTTATTGCCTCTCAGATCAAAAAGGGGATTGAGGATTGGAACGCTTATAAAGACGCCGGATCGTCGGCCTATGAGGAAATCGCCAAGAAGGCAAGCTCCCTCAATCCGCTTATCGCCCCTTCCTTCCAGGCTCTTTACCGCCTGGGCCAGCACATGGAGAAGGTCGAAAAGGATTCCGTCAACCTCAAGGGCATCGGGATCCTGCTCGGTGATGCATGGAAATACGTCAAGGAACAATTCGATCAGGCGGGGAACAAGGCGAAGGAAGCGGTTGAAAAGCCGCTCCCCGGCGCGAGAACGCTCAAGACGCTCATCGAAACCACGATCCCGCCGGCCCGGGACTTGACGGCGCTCTGGGCGCGAATGGGCGCGACGATTACCGCTTCCGCGCTCCCGCCCGCCCGTGACCTCTCGGCGGTCCTGAAAGACATTGGGCAGGACGCGCAAGCGCTCCCGGAATCCGTTGAGCCCGCCGTCACCGAAACCTCCAACATGTTCGACGGCTTGTTCAACGACATCGCGTCTGGATTCGGGAACACGATCCAATCTTGGCTTGAGGGCGCGATGACGTTCAAGGATTTTATGTCCGGGCTCTGGGGCGACATCAAGTCGGCGTTCTTCCGCGTCGTCGGGGAGATGGTCGCTAAGTGGGTCGTCGGCCTTGTTCAGCCCCTTGTGACCTCGGCGGCTGCTACTGGAGCATCGATCACGGCATCTCTCGGAACGGGGCTAGCCGCCATCGGGACAGGGCTGGCCGGGCTTGTAACGTCGCTTGTTGGGATTCTCCCCGCTATGGCGACGGCCATCGCTTCGGCGGCTACGATCCTGGCCGCTGCGGCTCCGGCGATCCTTGTTGTCGGAGCGATTGCGCTCGGGCTCTACGCCGGGGTGAAGCTCATCGGATCGCTCATCGGCGGCGCGAAGGGTGGAGCTGGCGACGGCATGGGCCGCGTCGTCGAACGGCAGGATAAACAGCTGGCCATCCTGCAATCCATCATCGACTTCTGCCGGAACGATGTCAGCAAGGCGCTCTTGCAGTACGGGGTTGATTACATGGGGAAAACGATGGACGCCGCGAACCGGGCAGTTGAATGGCTATCGACGATCAACGGGACGCTCTCCGGGCTCAAGGGAGCTTATAACGGCGCCGGCCCGCTCACTTCGCCCCAGCTCGTAATGACTCACGGAACGCCGCAACGCCCGGAATACATCGTCCCCGAGCCCATGATGTCAGGTGGGGGCGGGCAGGGCTCGGCTGGGGCCGTGCGCTCTCAGCCTCAAATCATCAACGTCTATCTCAGCCGGACGGATAAGCTCGAATCCTTTGTCATCGACTCCGTGAAGCGCAAGTCGCAAACCAACCGCCTGCGCGGACTCTCTCAGCAATCCTTCGCCGGAGCGTAAAATGTCTTACCCTCGAATCGCATATAAAAACCTGTGGCGAGACGGGACCATCATCGCCGTCTCATCCGAAAACGCTCAGTACCCGGCCGAGGAAACGCAAGAGGACTCGCCTCAATCAAAGTGGCGGTCCGACGGAACGGCTACGGCGGGGGAGTATATCGATTGCGATTTCGGGGCGGTTGCTGAATACAACCTCATCGGGATCCTCGGACATAACTTCACGGCAGGGGCGACGATCCAGGTCCGGGGCGCGGACGACGACGCCTTCACCTCGAACGTCGTCACGGACACGCTCACCTATAACGGAAACAATATCTGGGCGGTCCTCGGGACGGCCCGGACGAAGCGGTATTGTAGCATCCTCGTTATCGATACCGGGAATCCCTCGGGCTATGTCTCCATCGGGACCGTCGTTATCGCTAAAGCCCATGCGCTCAACCGGGACTACGCGCCTGGAAGCGCGAAGGGCTACGTCAACCCGACGGAAGTTGAGGCCGTTCCATCCGGGGTTGAATACATCACGCGCCGCCGGGACAGCCGGTCCGAATACGCCTATTCCTTCCAAAAGCTCAACGCGACCTCGGCGGGAATCGTCCATGCCGCCGTTTCTGCGTGCGGATCACACCTCGCCGTCGCTTTCTGCCTCAACCCCTCATCCCCGAACGGAAACACGCTCTGGGTGAAGCTCGCAAGCCAAGACCTCTTGGAATCCGAGGTTTCCGGCTGGTGGGAATGGTCCGTCTCCCTCCGCGAGGTAATCTAAATGTCCGTCGCCGCCCCTTCCGGCCTCATCGCAACGCCCGTTTCTGCAAAAAGGATCGACCTTGCATGGGTAAACGGGCAGGTCTATGACTCGCTCTATATCGAGCGGAAGGAAGCCGGGGGATCGTACGCGCTCCTCCAAATCCTCATTGGCACGGCGACGGCTCATCAGGACGACACGTGCGAGGACGGGAAACAATATTACTATCAGATTCGCGGGGAATGGATCAGAGAATATTCCCCCTATTCCTCCGAAGCGAACGCAATAACGCCGCTTCCTGCGCCAACTGGGCCGTCGGGAACGTGCCTGTCGTCCACGGAAATCAAGTTCGACTGGAAGGATCGGTCGAAGAACGAGACGGCTTTTGAAGTCTATATCAACGGCTCGCTCGCGGCGACGAAGGGCGCGAACGTCGAAAGCCATAATGAAACCGGCCTCACGGCCGGAACGTGGTACACGCTAAAGGTCCGTGCGAAAAACGACGCGGTCTATTCGGCGTTCTCGGCTGAGGTCTACATCTACACGGCCGATCCTCCGGCCGCTCCGTCGGGGGCGACCTTCACCCCGACGGGGACGACCACGGGCAACGTCGCATGGCAGGACAAAAGCTCGAATGAGACGGGGTTCAAGGTTGAGCGCTCGGCAATCGGACCAGAGGCGGGGTTCGCGCAGATCGGCACCGTCGGGCCGGGCGTCACGATTTACCAAGATACGGGGCTCACGTCGAATAAGCAGTATTGGTACCGCGTCCGGGCCTATAACGACTCGGGAGATTCCGGGTATTCCAATGTCGCCACGGGGACGACCTTCGCGGCCATCGCCCAGCCGACGAATCTTGCGCTCACCGCGGCAAAGGTTGCCGGGAGCTATGGCGTCGAATGCACATTTGACGACAACTCATCCGGCGAGGATAACCACATCCTCGAACGCGGGACCGGGACGTTCAGCGGGAACGCCGTCGCAAACCCCGCGTTTGAAAACTGGGTAAACGCGAATCAGGCGAACGACTGGACGAACGTCTATACCGGGACATCATCGGTCAACCGGGAGGCGACGAGCCCGCACGGAGGGACGTACTGTGCCAGGCTGGATATCGACGCCGGGGGATCGGTCTGCCTCATCGGCCAGGCGATCACGCTTGCTCCCGGAGCGGGGCAGAGGGTTTCCTTCTGGTACAAAACCGAGGCCGGGAAAACGGCCGTGTGGCTTATCCGTGAGGGCGGCTTGGCAGACGCGGGGAACGTCTCCCTCGGCGACGACGGCGCTTGGTACACGATCGCCAACAGCTGGCAAGTCCTTCCGACGGCCACGGCATGGACGAAGGTCGAATTGGAGTTCCCGGCTCATTCCGGATATTCGACGTACACCATCTGGCTCGGCCACGCCCCGGGGACATCGGTCGCCGCGTCGTCATCCATCTGGTTCGACGACGTGGTGGTTGAGCAAGGCGTTTTCGGCACGACGGTTGCCACGCTCGCCGCGAACCGGACCTATTACCTCGATACGGGAGTTGTCGCCGGAAACGCCTACAGATGGCGGGTAAAAGCTGTCCAAGGGGCCGTTTCGTCCGCCTACTCGAACGAGGTCATCTATACCGTGCCGGCCGCGCCGGCCGCGCCGGCGGACCTCACCGTTTCCGAGTATCAGGACGAATGGGCGCGGATCACATGGACAGAAGCGGCCGGGTCCACGGGGACCATCATCGAAGTCTCAGATGAAAGCGATTCCACGGGCTTTGTCGAATACTGCCGCGTCGTCTCGGGCGTCGAATCGCTCAAGGTTTTCGGCCTCACCGCCGGGACTCAATACTGGGTAAGGCTCAAGGCTTACAACGGCGCCGGGGCCTCAGCCTATACCGACGCCGAAACGTTCACCACGCGGGCCGCCTATGCCCGCTCCGATTTTGACAAGCTCATGCTCCGGGCAAATCCGCCGATAACCTATCTAGTGGAAGTCAACCCGCTCCTTGTCATTACGGGCTGGTCGCTCACGTCGGGCCGGGCCTATACCTACGAAGCGGCGTTTTCGGAACTTGGGGCGTCGCTCGATACGGTCCACGAGGACGGCATAGAGCTTTCGGAACTTGCATCCATCGCCGCCGTTGAGGCAGCCGCCGGAAGCTGGTACCACGACCTTGCCGCTGGGAAACTCTACGTCCACACGACGGGCGGGGGGTCGCCGGCGGATCAGCATATCGCGGCCTCGTTCTGGCTGTACTTCACAACCGGGCCGGACGCGAACTACGGCGGGAATAGGTATCTCCCGCTTGTCGCCGCGGACGGAATCCCGAACATCTCCCAGGAATCGGCCCCGGTCTATGAAGGCGGGGTGTCCGTCGATGATGGAACGGCCATCCTGGTCAACCCAGAATCGAAGCGCGTCCAGAGCGGAAACTTTTTTGACAGGCTATCGGATCGTTATGTCTGGATCAATCGGCGAATCATCATCCGGGCGGGAGGATAATCATGGCGCTTGCAGGATACTCAGGGCGCAAAAAGATCACCGTCCAGGCGGCGAACCTTGACGCCGAACTCTCCGGTTTCCCGCTCCTGGTCAAGATCACCGCCGACGCGGATATCGGCGCGGCTTGTCTCGCAACGGGCTATGACGTGCGGTTCACGGCGGCGGACGGGGAGACAGAGCTTCCGTTTGACCGTCGATATTTCGCGGTCGCGGCCGGGGAGGCGACAGGCGTTTTTATCGTCCTCTCCGATGTCGATCCCGACCCGGCGACGGAGATTTACGTCTATTGGGGCAAGGCGGACGCGACTGACGCGAGCGACCCGGCTACGGTCTGGGCGGGCTACAAGGGCGTCTATCCGCTCGATGAGGCGTACAACACGGACGCCGGGGGCTACCGAGACGTAAGCCCCGGGAACCACGACGCCACTCTGACGGACGCCGACGCCGACTCCGCGCAGGCCGACGGGCCGATCTACAAGGCCGTTGACCTCAGTGGAGACGCGGACTACCTCTCCGTCGCGGACCACGCGGACCACGATCCGGGCGGGGCGATGACGGTTGGAATCTGGTTTAAAACTTCCGAGGATTGGGCTGACCTCATCCACCACGGATCGAACGACCTCAACGGACCGGGTTGGTTCCTTGAAATCCGCGACCTCATCGGCGGACATTATTCCGTCCGGGCCAGAATAGGGACGGCGACGGGGACAACTGAACTCCGAACGCTGGCCGACTTCACGCCCGGAGAATGGCAACACGTCCTTGTGACCTATGACAAATCGTTGGGATCAGCGCGTATCAAGCTCTACCTCAACGGTGCGCCAACGAATCAGGCTGACGGCTACAATGAGGACATCGGGGCCAACGCCTCCGGGATCGTCATGGGCGTCAACGATTGGGGCAAATTGGACGGTGCTCTCGCCGAAGTCCGCTACCTACCCGGCGTCGCCCTCTCCGCCGACTGGATCAAATTCGAGTACCACAATATCGCTGAGGCCGACAACGAACTGACCTGGGGCGCGGCCGAGGATTTGAGCGAGCCGGAGGAACCGCCCGCTCCCGAGCCTGCGCCTACGCTCACCTATGCGGACTTCGTTCCCATCTCGGCCGGAGTGATTCATTCCGTCAACTGGACGGACCACCGATTCACCCTCGCCTTCCGAGACCTCCGCGCTTCGGCCTATATCAACCTGCCCGAAGAAACCTATACTACGGACGTTTTCCCGAGGGCCGATACCTCCATCATCGGACAGCCGAGGAAAGCCTATTACGGCACGCACACCAACGCGCTTGCCCGGATGATCGACACGACCTACCACGTTTTCGAGATCAGCAATAGCCGCGTCAAGGCCGTCTCGGAAGTGCGGCACAACGATGTTGCGCTTGCGGAGGGGACGGACTACTACGTTGATTATCAGCGCGGCAGGATCACGCTGGACGAATCCATCGGCGCGACTTGGACCTCGGGCGACAAGATCGAGGTGGATTTTACAGGCATCTGCAATACGGCGGACGAAGCCATGACGACCGGCGCGGATATCTTCATCGACCTCTGCACGCGATATCTCGGGCTCGGCGTCTCGGACCTTGGCATGGATGAGACCTACCGGACCCGGACGTTGGCGACGGAAACGCTTGCGCTTGAAGTCTCCGGGGCGTCCCGCGACCTGCTTCGGAAAATCGAGCGGTCCATCGGCGCAATGTCCTTCCAGGACGCCGAGGGCCGCATCGGGCTCCGCGTCTCTCCGTCCACGGCGCCGGGCGATGTCCTCTACCTGGAGGATCGGCACATCTTCGGGATCAAGGCCGTTCGCTCCGCCGAGGCCATCTATTCCGCCGTCGTCGTTAAATATGCGATGGACCCCCAGACCGGGGATTACTCTCAGGTTGTGCGCTCAATCGCCCGCGTCGGATACGAGCATGGGAAACAGCCCCAGCTTGAAATTGAGACGGCGTTGACCTCGGCTTCGGACGCGCTCGCCAGGGCAAATGAGATTATCGCGGCGCTCGAAAAACAGAGCGTCACGATTGAGGCGCAAAGGCTCTTGCTCAACCGATTCCCCGGTGATGTCTTTTACCTCACGCGGGACCGATATCCATCACAAAGCGGTGTAGCCTCGAACGTCCTCATGCGGATCATGGGGATCGACAAGGCTCTCGGCGACAACAAAACCACAATTACGGCGGAGGAAGTATAAATGGCGAAACTCACCTATGGCTGGCTCTGCTGGTCGGACGAGCAGGCGATGCTCTCCCGGGACGCCGGGGTATGGACGCTCCACGTCGAGCGTGTCCGGGAGTACCTGTGCGGCCTGGCCAATGCCGGCGTCGACGAGGTCCGGATCCTGCCGTACGGCGTCTGGGGCCCG